TTGATGAACGAGAAAAATAAAAACGAGGAATATGCTAAACAAGAGTTTGATAAACGTATCAAGGAATCTAAACAAAAGGCGGTCGAAGATAATATTAGTAAAGCAGAAGAAAGCGGTAATTTATTATCTCAAACGCTTGATGATGATGGTAATTTAGTTAGTGTTAAAACAATTAACACATTTGATAACAATTTAGATGAAAAAGCAAGTGTCTCTGATATTCATAAGGAATTATTCCATGATGAAAATATTATCACAGGTAAAAATAATGGTAATGGAGTCGGTGGAATCGCTAAAGATAGTGATAAAGATAAAACTTTAATTAATATTGCTGAAGAAGACCCAGAACCAAAGGTCGCAGAGCCAACTGTCGCAGAGCCAACTGTCGCAGAGCCAACTGTCGCAGAGCCAACTGTCGCAGAGCCAACTGTCGCAGAGCCAACTGTTGCTGAACCAGGGGTTGATAAAAATCCAAGTGTATAAAATAGTGGTTAATTTTTAATTTTATTAAAGTTGATTTTTAATTATAGAAGTAATCTATAATTAAAAACTTGCTAAAATGGAAAATAAAAAGAACCGTAATAAAACGAACACTAAATCTAAACAGATATGTGATCATAAAGATTGTAATAAAAAAATTAGGTTGATAGATACTACAATGGGTATGTGTAGATGCAATCAAACATTTTGTATGAAACATCGATTGCCCGAAATGCATGATTGTAGTTTTAATTTTACTATAGACAAGGAAACTTTCATTAAAAATAATTTGTGCATCAGGCAAAAAGTTGAATGTTTAACTACCAATTAGAACGACTTTTTTTGACGTTAATCTTTGGTCCGCGCATAGTACTTCCTGATGACGGATTATAGGATTCCTCTTCGTCGTCTGAGTCCAAACCTTTAGATGCTTCCCAAAATTCTTTTGAACCCAGTTTAAAATCATTGTGATGCTCTGCTTTATACCAAAATATTTGGTCTACCAATCTGTTTGATTTTGCATTATTATCAACTACTAAACATTCAAAATTTTCAGTACATTGATCCATAACCTGAGAGAAACTTTCATATGTGGGAAACATTCCTGCATAATTTTCCCATATTCTTTTTCTGTTCGAAATATAAGGTTCGCGCAAGATAAAAACATAATCTATATTGGTTCTTAAATTGGGCGGTATGCCCAAAGGATACTGCATCGTAATGATTAGCATTATTTTCCAATGACGACCATTCATAAAAAGTAGACGCATCATTTTATCTTTGGTCCAAGAAGAATCAAACAGACAATCGTCTAATATACAAAAAGTTCTTGGGTCAATGGTTGTTTTTTTATAATGTTCTAATTCTTTTTTTACTTGTTTTAAAACCGATTTTTGTCTTTTTAATATATTCTCTATGATTGCCGTATTATACTCATCGTGAATAAATAATTTAGGGACATGACTTCCATAAAATCCATTTCCTGCTTCTGTACCCGATATAACCGTTCCAATAGGAATATCTTGATGATGAAACAATAAATCTCTTACGAGATAACTCTTTCCCGTATCACGTCTTCCAATTAATACAATAACCGGACCTTTATTTTCATCTGGTTTAAAAGTAATCTGACTCATACTGAATTTCTTTAATTCGAGTGTCATTTATTATTAATAGGATTAAATATTTAAATAATTTTAATTCTATCGCAATTTAATAAGTTATATTTAAATAATATTAATATACCAAAGAATTATGAACTTTAATTATAGAAAATATAATAATTCTCAACTATTTAAAAATTTACAGGATGCAAAATTATTAAATATCGAAAAAACACAAAATTATATACCAATTTACAAAAAATTTTTTGATCTTAATGAAAATAATTACGATAATATCAATTTAAATAATTATTATTCATTAAAAAACATTACAACTAAAAAAACAGATAATATTTATGACGGAATCATAATAAACGAAAAATCCATTGAACATAAAAAAGAGGTTTTCTTTAAATTCTCTCCGATAATAGATCCAATTAAATTTATTACAAATAGTTACGATTTATCACATTCTGAATTATTAAATCTTCCTCAATATAATATTGAAGAGAGTATATCTAAAAATATGTATAGTTATAACAATAGTGCTTACGTTGATAGTTTTTTTTATTATCTAACAAGTCAATTATTGCATAATTATAACTTTATGCACGGAACAGATTTTTACGGTTCTTTTTTGGGAATAAAAAATGATTTTTATTTTAATATTGCCGATGATATTGAGAATTTGCACGAATCAGAAATATTTCATAAGAATAAAAATCACATGTTTGAAATAACGAATGAATATTATTTAAATGTAAGTAATTATGATAGTAGAAATTATAAATTACCGTTAAGAATAGGCAACGATATTCACGATAAAAATATACTGAGTTTATCAGATATATCCAGCATATCAGATATTGATAATTTATTTATAAATAATGATTTGTCAAAAAATATTTTTACACCAAATGTTTTATACGAAAATAATATAACGGTTTTAAACAAATCAAATAAAACCAACGAATCTGGATTATCGTGTTCATCGAGATCTTCAAACACAAATAATGGCGAGGTAAATACCGGATCCGATGAGGAAACCGAGTCTGATTGTGATTATGACAGAGACGAATCATCGATTTCAAATTCTACATTATCAGAAGATGAAATATTCATCAAATTATTTAAATTTCCAATACAATTAATTGCTTTAGAAAAATGCAATAATACTTTAGATTCTCTATTTAACGATGACCAAATATCCGAAGAGGAATTAGGAGCGTTTGTATCACAAATAATATTAATATTGATAACATATCAAAAACTTTTTAGTTTCACCCACAATGATTTACATTCAAATAATATTATGTATGTAGAAACAGAAAAACAGTTTTTGTATTATAAATACAATTCTAAGTATTATAAAATACCAACCTTTGGTAAAATATTTAAAATTATTGATTTTGGCAGGGCTATTTATAAATATAAAGGAAATATTTTATGTAGCGATAGCTACGACTTTAAAGGAGATGCAGCTACATTATACAATTTTGAACCTTATTTTAATAATAATAAACCGCGCCTTGAACCAAATTTGAGTTTTGATTTATGTCGATTGGGATGTTCATTATATGATTATTTCGTCGACGACTTAGATGATATAAAAAATATTACATCGCCGATTATTAAAATAATAATTGATTGGTGCTATGATGATAAAAAAAGAAACATTTTATACAAAAATAATGGTTCGGAGAGATATCCCGATTTTAAACTATATAAAATGATTGCAAGAACTGTTACTAAACATAAACCCGATATCGTAATTCAAAATGTATTCTTTGAACAATATATTATATCAAAAAAAAAATTAAATAAAAAACATAAAGTTTTTAATATAGACGACATTGAGATATGATAAATATTATAAATACAATAAATACAATAAATACAATAAATACAATAAATACAATAAATAATTCTCTTTAATTATTGTATTTAAAATTCGGGGTTTGTAGTAAAAACACCTGGTTCGGTTGTTGATACTGTTCCGGGATTTAATTGTTGAACTACATACAATCCTAAAACCGAACTCAAATAAACAATGATAGTATCTTTAACTAAATGTTTAATAGTCTTATCGTTGTTTTTTAATAATGTTTTTGTTTCTATAAACTTAATTATTATATAAATTAGCGAAATTATTATACTATATGTAAAAGTATTTTCCATTTTATATTATTATAATAATTTTAGGTTTATAAATATTACGCATTATCACAATACTTCTATATCATTTAATACTAATTCATTTAATTTTAAACTATCCTTGTCATTTAAATCATTAATATCTGTTACATCCAATGTAATATTATCCCCAATAGTTAACGATTCTTCATCTTCATCTTCATCTTCATCTTCATCTTCATTATTTCGTTTATTTGCTAAATCTTCTAAATATTGAATATTCTTAGGCGCAACTAAATTTTCTTCATTGCCCATAATATCAACAGATTTATCTACGTCAGAAAAAGTTAGTTGTTCATTAATGTTTGATTTTATATTTTCTTTTCCAGAATCGGTATTTACTGTTATATTACTGACAAATTTACTATGACCATCTCCCAATGATGATGCTTCATTTTCTCTGGGCGTTGATGTTGTTGCAGGTGTTTCATGTGTTGCAGGTGTTTCATGTGTTGCAGGTGTTTCATGTTTTGCAGGTGTTTCATGTGTTGCAGGTGTTGCGGGTCTTGCAGGTGGTATGTTATCTTTATCATTATCTTCGGGCTCATCTGGTGTTTTAATAATTTCCTCTTTTATTTCTACGTTCTCCTCTTCGGTTTCATCCATATATGCCCTTAATAATATTTCAACTGGTATAGAATCTCTTATAGTTTCTAATATAGATTCTTTTATAATATTTTCTAACTCTCTATTATTCTTTTGAATTGACAATGGTGTAATGTGTTTCTCAAATAAATAAATATTCGTATATACTTTTCTTGCGGTGAAAATATAAATTTTATGAATGAAATCATCAATCGGCGGTATGTCTATGTCAATTTTCTTTTGTTTTGTTCCCACACGCACACACGATAGTGCTTTTAGTTGTATTATATGAACACAAGTAATCAATTCTTCTAAATATCCACAGTTACTTATTTCCTGAATTCGTTTTTTTTCGTCTATGATCATATTTTTATTCCAATTTGGAATTCTCCCTAAAAATGTTTGGAAGGTCATCAAATACTTCTCTTCCTCGTTATTATCGTTGCAAAGAACAAGCGCTTCATTAAATATGGATTTTAAACCGTCTAATACACATGGTGTCAGTATATTTACTAACCGTGCACACCATTCATTTTTTGATTCATTTAAACTGGTAATCGAATAATCGTCCATTTACATAAATGCGATATTTTCTAAATTAATATTAGAACGAAATATTATAATTAATATAATAAATATTAATAGTTTTTCATTTCTAATTTCTCTTTTAATTTTATCAATTAGAATAAGAAGCATATATTTTTTTTTATTACACATTTTGGTTTTTTCTAAATAACTAATTATATCTAACCCACTGTAACCCTTTTCATATAAATTATTTGCTAACAATGATATGTTTTTATTATCGACCAATGGTGATTTATCTATAAGTTTTTTTAATTTATTGTTTTTAGTATAATTTATTTTGTTATTTGACGATTCATATAAATTATAATTATGGAGACTTATCTGTTTATTATTTATAAAAGGTAATGGAATATACATTTCACAAAATCTTGATAATATTGGTTTTAATAATTTATAACGGTCTTCTACTATTATAAAAAATCGCGTAGTGTGATTAAAAACTTCTATACATCTTCTTAAAGCTGATTGTGCGTCTATCGTTAATTTGTCGGCGTTTAATAATATAATAGATTTAAACATATTCGACCTCATATATGTTTTAGCAAAAAACTTAATATCGTCTCTTACAAACTTAATACCCTTGCCGTGTGCACATTCAACAAACATAACGTATGATTTAATATATTCCTTGTTATTATTATAAATTTTATTGATAAAATTATTTAGTAACGTTCTTTTACCACTGCCGTTAGGTCCATGAAATAATATATTTGGCACGTTATTATTTTTTAAGAAAAAATCTAATTTTAGTTCTATATTTTTATGTAATTCAATAGTCATGATAATTTATTTAAATATATATTTAAACTCAATATTGATAAATATATATTTAAACTAAGCAACGCTTTGAAGACTTTGCGTATAAGGATTTTTTTTGAACGCAGATAATATATCTTCGTTAATACGATCACTGCATATTGAATTATCATACTGTTGTGAACCTCCCATTCTTCCATGCGTTTCTTTTGAAGGTAAAATACGCGGTCCATTACTTGGAATAAACATGCGATTATTATTTCTATCATTGTCTGACCTTCTTACCGAAATGTTTTCGGTATTATTTAACATTTGCATATTTCCTTGATTGGTACGACTTTGATGAATTTTTTTATTGTTATTGCGCTGTTCATATACAGAGTTGTATGTTTGGTTAGCTTTATAGCTTGATGGTCCAGCGTTGCCTAAATATTCTAACGATGTAGTGTCTCTCTGCACTGTTACCGGTTGTTGACGCGATACCATATAACCGTCGGAACGTTGATTTTGAACATTTAAATATTTTCCCTCTGTTAAATTTTCTGTCATCTCTCTAATTGTGGTTTTTGTGCGATCTGCTGGATTAAACACTTTTGCGTTAGATACCGTTGTTCCCGCATTACCATTAATACGCAAGTTACCAATAACATTCTCTTTTCTGGAAGGTCTTAAAACATCCAATAATGGTGCAATCACAGCCGTAATCGCGCCACCAATTGGTCTAAATTCATCAGGTTGTTTTGTGGAACTTCTATTTGTTGGTAGCGGTTTGTATCCCGAAACACCGTAATTATTTGGGTTGGCGTTAAACTGACCTTTCGCTGAGGGGTTAATTATTCCAGTTGAAGGCAATTGAATCTTTGTTGTTGGTCTATATTCGCTTTTGGTGTAAATTGACTGTTCGCCATTAGCTCTTGAGCCATAATATTCGGCACTTGTTTCATTTCTGTTGCCATCCGGCAATAACTCGATCCCGCGAGCAGTGGGTGCTTTTTCAATACCGGTTGTCGTCATTAAACGGTCCTCTCCTACTGCGTAATATGTATCCTGACTATTTTTTTCTACCTTACCTTGTGTTAATGTGTTACCAGATAATTTGT